CGAAAGCCCCATGCAGACGCGGCCGAATCCGAACTTCGGGACGTTCTTCGACGCGATCATGCTGCAAGTCGGCATGGCCCTGAGCATCCCGAAGGAAGTTCTGACCAAGGCGTTCGCATCCAGCTACAGCGCCAGCCGCGCCGCGATGCTCGAATGGTGGCGCATCGTCCGCATCAGCCGCGAGTTCATTGAGTCCAAGTTCTGCCAGCCGATCTACGAAGAATGGCTGGCCGAGATGGTCGCAGAGGGCCGCGTCAACGCTCCGGGTTTCTTCGGCGATCCGGCCGTTCGTGCGGCCTGGTGCGGCGCCAAGTGGATCGGTGACGGCCCTGGATCCATCCAGCCAGACGTGGAAGCGAACGCGGCCGAGACGCGCCTACGCATCGGCCTGACCACGCTCGACGAGGAAACGATCGCCTACGACGGCGGCGACTGGGATCTGAAGCACGCCCAGCAGGCCCGAGAGCGCGAGATGCGCGAAGCCGACGGCCTCATCCCGCCGCAGGTTGACCCGAACGCGGCACCGGCCGGGCCTCAGCCGCCTCCGTAGAAAGTCCCGATTTCCCCCGGATTCGGTACGCCCGCGACGAATACACTGCGGGCATGACCTTGATCGACCTTCTGCGCAGTCCGTGGGCCGTGATCCCTGACCGTCTCGACGAGATTCAGGCGATCTACGCTACCCACCTGCGCGGCGAAAAGATCGACCTTGAGGCCATTGAAGCTCGCTTGGGCCGCCCGCTTGCCAACGAGCAGCGGACCTACCGGGTCGAGGAAGGCGGCGTCGGCGTTCTTGAACTGTCCGGCGTCATCAGCCCGAAGGCCAACCTGTTCACCCGCGTCAGCGGCGGCGCCTCGGCCCAAGTGTTCGCGGCCCAAGTCGCCAGCATGGCCGCAGACCCTCAGGTTCGCTCGGCCGCGATCGACATCGACTCGCCGGGCGGCTCGGTCCTCGGCATTCCGGCTGCCGCCGCCGCCCTGCGCGCCCTGTCCGATGTCAAGCCGACGGTGGTCGTCGGCACCGGCACGATCGCGAGCGCCGGCATCTGGATCGGATCTGGCGCCAATGCGATGTACCTGTCGGGCGAAACCGACATGGCAGGCTCGATCGGCGTCGTGGCGACCCACAGCTACGACCCTCGCGCAAGTCAGGGCGTGCAGACCACGGAAATCGTGGCCGGCAAGTACAAGCGCATCGTCTCGGACAACAAGCCGCTCTCGAAAGAGGGCCGCGACTACATGCAGGCGCAGGTGGACGAAATCTACCGCGTGTTCGTCGAGACGGTGGCCAGCAACCGCCGAGTCTCGGTCGATGCCGTGCTGAGCAAAATGGCCGACGGCCGCGTGTTCATCGGCCAGCAGGCAATCAACGCCGGCTTGGTGGACGGCATCGCCACAATGGACCAGATGATCGAGCGCCTTGCGACCGATCCGATGAAGTACGCGAAGCGCCGCAAGGCTGTTTTCGCGATGGGAGCGGCGCTGTCGGACGGTGATTCCGACGCGAGCGCGACCGCCGAGCAGGCTCAGCCGGTGACGCTGGCCGCAACCCCGAAAACCAATCAGGAAATCGCTATGACCCCGCAGGAAATCGCCGCCAAGTTCGCGGCCGAAAACCCCGAGGCCGCCGCGCTGATCCGCACCGAGGGAGCGACCGCTGAGCTGGGCCGCATCCGTGACGTGCGAGCCGCCGCGCTGCCCGGCCACGAAGCGCTGATCGAGGCCCTGGCCTTCGACGGCAAGACGACCGGCGCCGATGCCGCTCTGGCCATCATCAAGGCCGAGCGCGAGTCGCGCACCTCCCACGCCTCGGCTCGCGCCAGCGACGCCGTCCCGGCCGTCGCCAGCGTCGAGACTCAGACTGCCGACACGACCGCCTCGGGCGCCGTGCCGAGCTACGAGTTGAACGCCGATCCGAAGGACAAGGCCGCAGTCGATGCCGCCGTCCGCAAGCACATGGCAGCCCACAGCTGCGACTACTTCACGGCCCTGCAAGCCGTCACCGGAGTTTGATCCATGCCCGCCGCATACAACAAGGTTCAGGCGCTCGGCGTCACCGCCTCCGCCGCCATCGCTCAGTACCAGGCCGTTACGGCTGCCGGCGCTCCGGCGACCGCAGGCGGCAACGCCATGGGCTTCGCTGAGTTCCCGGCCGCGTCCGGCACCCGCGCCACGGTTATCAACCTCGGCACCGCACTTGCCGTCGCTGGTGGCGCGATCAACCCCGGCGCCCTGGTGGAAGTCGGCACGACCGTGACCAAGGTTGTCGCCCGCACCTCCGGCGTGTCCGTCGGCCGCTATCTCGGCACCGTCGCAGCTGCTGACGGCGACGTGATCGAAGTCCTCGTCCTGCCCAACTAATCGGAAACAGCCATGCCCGCTCTCTCCCCCACTCAGGCCCGCTTGGTTGATCCGGTTCTCACCGGCATCGCGCAGGGCTACAAGCAACTCGACTTTGTCGGCGGCTTGCTGTTCCCGACCGTTCAGGTTGGCCAGCGCGCCGGCAAGATCATCACCTTCGGCAAAGAAGATTTCATGCTGTACGCCTCGGAGCGTGCGCCCGGTGAAAACACCAAGCGCATCGGCTTCGGGTTCAGCGGCAGCCCGTTCGCGCTGATCGACTACTCGCTTGAAGGCTCGCTGCCGATCGAGACGAACCAGGAGTCCAACTCGCCGGACAAGGGCTACACGATCGACATGGCCCGCGTGACCCTGATGAAAACTCAGGACATCATGGCCCTGCGGTTGGAGTACCAGCAGGCCCAGCTCGCGCGCAACCTGGCGAACTACGGCTCGAGCAACAAGGTCACGCTGACCGGCACCTCGCAGTGGTCGGACTACACCGGCACCTCGAATCCGATCAAGGACATCGAGGCGGCCAAGGAAGCCATCCGCGCCCGCACCGGCAAGCGCCCGAACGTGCTCGTCATGGGGCCGGCGACGATGTCGATTCTGCGCCAGCATCCGGTGATCGTGGATCGCATGAAGTACACGACCCGCGACGTTGCCACGGCCGACGTTCTGGCCGCCCTGTTCGGTGTGGCGCGCGTGGTGGTCGGTGAAGGCATCTTCGCCAACGACGCGGGCGTTTTCTCGGACATCTGGGGCAAGGACGTGGTCCTCGCCTACACGGAACTGAGCACGCTGGCCGCAATGGGCACGCCGACCTACGGCTACACCTACCAGCTGCGCGGCTACCCGCTGGCGGAGACGCCGTACTACGACAACAACGCCAAGTCGTGGTACTTCCCGGTTTCCCGCTGCGAGGCCCCGGTGATTGCCGGCGCCGACGCGGGCTACCTCATCAAGAACGCGGTCGCCTGAACGATCGGGGCCGGGCTCTGACGGGCTCGGCCCCAACTTGAGGGAAACGACATGCCGATTACCTTAACCGCCCTGTCTCCGGTCAGCGTGGATGGCCTCATCGCCGAGGAAGGCGAGCAGTTCGATGTGCAGGACGAGGCGCAAGCCAAAGCCCTCATCGAAGCTGGCGCCGCCATCGCGAAGCCGGAGCCCAAGGCCAAGCAGAAGCAGTAACCCATGTTCGCCGAGGACCTGAGCGTATTTTTCGACGTGGCGTCGGGCTTCGCGGTCAACGCGAGCCGGCCCGGTGGCGCTCAGTTTCCGGTGATCTTCGACAGCGAGACGATCGCCTCGCTTGCCGGCGACACGCTGGACGATAACCCCTCTGTTCTGGGCAAATCGTCCGACTTGTCGTCGTTCAAGCCAGGCGATCCGATCATCGTCAACGGAACGCATCACACGGCACGCACTCGCCGGTTTCTCGACGACAAGCAGTTGGTCGTCTTGACCATCAGCAAGGTCTGACGTGGCATCGCTCCGCAAGCAGATCATGGACGGCATTGAGGCTGCGCTGTCCGGCTTGCCCAACGTGACGGGCGTTTACCGTTCGCGCGTCATCGCGTACCAGCGCGAAGAAACGCCGGCTGTATACATCCGCCTGCTCGGGGAAATCCCGCGCTCAATCACATACCCGTACACCGACAAGGACATGTCCTTTGAGGTGGGCGTCATCGTCAGAGCCCCGGCAGTTGACATTGCCACTGACGAGATCGCCGTGGAGATCCACTCGCGCCTGCTGTCGGAACCGACGATCGGCGGCCTGTGCATCGACACGACCGAGGAAGGCTCAGCATTTGATGAGGACGACGCAGACGGCGGCGCGGTGGCGCTCCGCATGCGGTTTCGGTCCCACTACCGGCATTTCAACGAAGCACTCGACCAGCACTAAACGGGGCATCCCATGGCACTTTTGGCCCGCAAGACCGCCATTCTGGCGAAGATTGAGACGACCTACGGCACGGACTCGATTCCGACCGGCGCGGCCAATGCCGTGCTCGTTTCAAACCTGAACCTTAGCAGCCCAATGGCGACCGACTACGCTGCGCGCGACCTGGTGCGCCCGTATTTCGGCAACAGCGAGAACCTGCCCAACGATTTCTTCACGACCGTCGAGTTTGAGGTCGAGATGGCCGGCTCTGGCGTCGCTGGCACCGCGCCGGCATACGCCCCGCTGCTGCGCGCCTGCGGCTTCGCTGAGACGATCAACGCGGGCGTCAGCGCGGTCTACGGGCTCATCTCGTCGTCGATCCCGTCGCTTACCATCTACTTCAACGTGGATGGCGTCCTGCACGCTCTGACGGGCGCTCGCGGCACCGTGACGACATCGCTGACGGTCAAGCAGATTCCGAAGTTCCGGTTCACCTTCATGGGCCTGTACCAAGAAGTGATCGACTCGGCCCTGCCGTCGGCAACCTACAGCGCCTATCGCAAGCCGCTGACCGTCAGCAAGGTCAACACGCAGTCGTTCTCGCTGCACGGCTTCTCGCCCTGCATGTCGTCGCTTGAGTTGAGCCTGAACAACGAGATGGTCAACCGCGCGCTGATCAACTGCGTCAAGGAGACGATGATCACGGATCGCAAGCCCACGGGCAGCGTGACCATCGAGGCTCCGACCGTCGCCGAGAAGGACTACTGGGACATCGTCGCGTCTGCCGCAACCGGCGCGCTCTCGATCGTCCACGGCATCGGCGCGGGCAACATCGTGCAGATCAGCGCACCGATGACGCAGCTGACCACGCCTCAGTACAACGTCGAGGACGGCATCCAGATGTTGCAGATGGCGCTGATCCCGGTCCCGAGCACTTCGGGCAACGACGAAATCGTCATCACGGTTCGCTGAGGTCGCCATGGCATTCAAGATGGTCAAGCCGTCGTCGTTCCGCTGGCCGATCGAGTACCGGCTGCCTCTCGACGGCGAGTACATGGAAATCAGCTTCCAGGCGCACTTCAAGCTGCTGCCGCAGAGCCGCATCGACGAAATCGCCTCCGGCAAGTACGAGAGCGACCGCGCCGTTTGCGAGGAAATCCTGATCGGCGCCGACGGCCTGATCGACGCTGAGGGCGCCCCGCTTGCGTTCAGTGAGTCGGTCAAGTCCGAGTTGCTGGACTTCCCGAACATGCCGTTCGTATTGGCGCGCACCTTCATCCAGTCGATCTACAAGGCCCGCGAAAAAAACTGATTGAGGCCGCCGAACACTGGGCGATCGGCGGGCCTCAGCAGAATGACGGGAAGCTCAAGATTGACGCCGCT